CTCACGCGTCGCACAGGCATGATCTATCCAGACGTGAAAGTCTGGCGATCCAGTGAACGTTACCATCCATGATCGTTTCGCCTCCTGTAACTCAACTTGGGCGCGGGAGCGCCAGTGGTAACCTATGTACTTGAGGCAGCTTTCGCACTGCCTACAAGGTGTGAACATTGTCAGTTCCATCATCGGGGGCATTTTTGCCCCCTTGGCGAGGTTCTTCGCCAAACCGCTTGCGCGGCTGAAATGCGTAACCGGGACAGGTTTATCGCATGTACCGGATATATCCCATGTGCCCCTACGGGCACCTATCCGGGTGAAGCTCTCCTCGTGCATATGCTCGGAGAAGATACGTTGAAGGCGTTCAACATCCATAAGCTGGTGTCACTTGTGCTTATTTAATCAAGTACCCGCCCCTGCGGGTCGGAGGCGCACAAATTGACCGTCGAGGGGGCATGGCCTCCATCCCCGTCAAGGCACGCTCCGCTCTCCGGCCTTGACTGGGACCCCTCCCAGCCCTGCAAGGGCTTGGGACCTTCAGTTAAGGACGGGACCGGCTCCCCGTTGGGAGCCGCCGCCTTAACCGAAGGAGAACGAAAATGCCCATCAATCGCGACATTTCGAGCATGCACCCTAAATTTCAAGGGCGCATAAAACGACTGCACCAGTACCTCATCGACAGCTATGAAACCGGCAGAACGCAAACCCGCTTCGAAATCTTCGAGACGTTCCGCGACCCCGTGCGGCAAGGCAGCATGCTTGCACAGGGGACGTCGAAAGCGGGACCTTTCCAGTCGTCGCACCAGCTCGGGCTGGCTGTCGATTTTGTCCCTCACCTCTCGGTTGAGGACGCTAAACGCTTCAACGCTCGTCATTCCTTGTTTGGCGACAAGGCTGTACGAGCTGGATGGAGCTGGCATGCTCTCCATAACTACGAGTATCTTCGGCAAGCTGCTACGAGCCTGTTCGATTGCAGCATGCCAGTTTTTTCTTGGGATAAATGCCATGTGGAAGCCCCCGAGTTTGTTATGATCAGATCATCAATGAAAAAATACTTGGAATAAAAAGGGGGCCTGAGGCCCCCTTTCACATTAGAGGACTTTTCGTCCAGGCGTTCGATCAGTCTGCCTACCGGCAATCGACAGAGTAACAACACCATCGGTTTTGATCTGGTTCTTTTCAGGAGCCTTGAAAAGCCCATCGATCTCAGCAGCAGTCGGATACCGAGTGGAACCATCGGCACCGATCACATTCATCGCGCTTGATGCAGCATCAAGGACAAAGTTGCTAAACTGATCGCCATGGACAAGAAGGTCTCTAAAATCAATCCAGTAACCACCCGGATCGGTGAACTGCCCTGCAAGGGGTCCACGGTCCGAAGAAAAATTGCCAAAGCCCGTTTCAGTATCGGCATGCTGCAGAGCGGGCAACCAGTTGAAGAGCGTTTCCATGTGAGACGCGAGAGAGCCAGCTTGATCACGAATGTATACCTTCGGTTTGGTGACGTTGAGGCCGATCAGGAAACCGGGTTCCTTAAATAGACGATCCTTATCGGCACGGAAGCTGTTGATCCACGATACCGCAGAAGACGGGGTTCCCGAAGCAGGGTCAACAGTGTTTGTGGGGTACTGCCATTGGCGGAAGTACCGCACCAATTCAGGTCGGTGCTTGTTAAAGCTGTCCTCAATCTCCGGGACAGCGACACCGAATGTCCTGATCCAGTCCTCATAATCCAAATTTTCAAGACCCGCGTCTCGCTGTGCTTGCCAGATTTCCATGCCATTCAGCATCTCCTTGGCGGTGATAGTGCCGTCATCGTTGAGATCAAGATGAAGATCGCGGTCATCACGCTTATCAGCGTCAAGGGTGAGGCTATCGAGCCAAGAACGCGACGAAATCTGAGCCAGCGGAAGGCCATCCAGCGTCGAAACATCCCAGTCTTCTCCTTGATCGCGAAAAAAGTATTCCACGACAGTTTGCGTGGCATATTTCGCCCACGGCGTAGCATTCGCCGCGTGGAGATATTTCGGGTTCGCAGTGGCAGACCGAAGCGCGGCAGGGTTGTAAGAACCCGGGTTCGTGACCATGTCGTCAACGAAATCGGTCCCAAGGTGGAATTCAATGTCACGGAGTTTGACATAGAAGAAATAGTATTCCGACCACCAACCGATCAACGGGTTGGAAAGTGGATCGGTCACAACTCGAGACATGCATACGAGATTGCGAAGCGTTTCACCGGGTAAAACCGGAGAAATCATGAACGGCTGGATTTGAAACGGTCGCGTCCGAAGCGCGAACGGATGCGACGGCGAACGAAGTTGCCGCTTTGAACCTGCGTAAGGTTTCGCAACTCTGACCTTAGGGTCTCTGTACTTAGCCATTGTTTTTCCTCAAAAAAAAGGCCCGCATTCGCGCGGGCAGTTGGCTCGGGAGGAGCATTAGAACATCGCGCGGAGCGGAACGACCGACGACTGGTTGGATGGCGAAGCCCCAACCGTCTGCACTACGATGCGGACAGTCTGAGGACGCCGAGACACGCTCGAACGGCGTCTTCCGGTAGAACGCCGAGGACGGCGAGCAGTGTAAGAGCGACCACGAGAATAACTCGTGCGACCACGGGTGCTGCGAGTGGAACGGCGACGCCGGTAAGCCATGGAAAAATCCCTTTCATGTTAACCCCGATTGGATGCGTAGTACGAATTTCCTCTACCACGACGATTATACGTCTGTCCAGTCGCCGCAGAGCCCTTGTGACGCGTTCCACGCCTAAACCACGGAATTTCCGTGTCAGGGCGGGAAACCTTCCTACGGAAGAACCCGCCCGTTTCTAGATAGTCCGTTTTATAATAATAACGATCCTTTTTGTTCGCTTCGTACCTTTCGCGAACAAGCTTCTTACGCGCCTCCTCATCTTGGCGATTGAGAGGTACATCGGCACCCGTGCCCCGAGCGCCAGACCACAAGTTTTCCTGCCCCAATTCGGCAGTTTTCCTTTTAAGCGCAGTCCCGACTTTGCCAAAAGCTTTATCGGTGACATACATCTGCGCAAGCTCTTTCAGACCGGCGGCAATATTGTATTGGTTAAAATACTCACCAATACGGCGGGCGCGATCAACGGAAGTGATATCGCGGTCTCTCCAGACGCCATCCTTGCCCCGCCAACGCCGGTACTTCCAAGGGATGCCTTTATAAAGGGCACCTACATAATCATCTACCTCCATATAGGAACCGCCCAGTTTCTCTAGAAACTGCATCCACTCACGGGACCCCTTACCCGTAAACTTTCGCTTCCGCTCCTGCTCTTGCTCAGGAGGCACCCGGAAATGCCAACCCGGCGCAGGCACAACGCCGTTAGGAATGGCATCGGTAGAACCGGGCGAAAGATCAATCGATGGGATAGTAGGTTTGCCGGGAGTAGGTTTGCCGGGAGTAGGTTTGCCGGGAGTAGGCCCCGGTCCATTCGGACCGGGAGTAGGCCCCGGTCTATTCGGAGCGGGAGGCTGTTCCGGCCAATGAGGAAACTCAGGCCGAGGCAGATTAGGCCAAGGATCATAAGGCGTAGGCCACCTAACCGGAGGCAAAGGCCTACCAATAGGAACGCTTGGCGTACCCGGCTCCGGCTGTACGCCGGGACCGGGCTCACCCGGAGGCATTGCCGGAGGCAATACCTCTGGAAGCAAAGGGTTATCAGGACGTGGCCTGATACCCGGCCCATGTTCCTCGCCGGGACGCGTCGGAAACGACGGTACGTTAGGCGAAGGCATTGGAGCAAATGGGAACGGAAAAGGAACCTCCAGCGGAGGAATAGGGGCAGCAACAGGCCCCGGTAGTTCCCATGGATTTTCCGGAAGATCAATATCCGGATTTTCAGAATAAGGCCCGAACCACTCAATAGGTTCGAGGCCACCCAGCGTTGGATGCCAACGCTGGGAATGTCGGAGAACTGGAGTACCAAGAGACCACTCACGCTGAAGCTGTGCACTCAGCGCATCATCATAACAATGCTGATGCGGGGACCAATACCAAGATTGGGCCATACCCGGACGAACTCGGTAGCAATCATGTTTGTTGCCCTGAGGTTCGTTCCACGCCAGATACAGCAAATACAAATCATATGCTGTCAAAGCGAGGTTAAGCCAAGGCAATGCGCGAAGGCCAAACCTCGCCAACTTCCAAGACATGGAAGGAACGGGAGGCATAATAGCCGGTCGACCAAACGGGACCGGCGGAGGCCGTTTGTAAGGAAACAACGGCGAAGGCCGCAACGGGCGCGTGCCCGGGGGCGGAGTTGGAACTGGAGAAGGCGGTCGAGGCCTCAAAGGTTCGACACGCGGTAAAGGACGCCTACGCGTCGGGTTAGACGGCCTATTAGGCCGCACCGGCGCGGGTCTAGGGACGGCCCGCTTTGGTGATCCACCGTTGAAAGGATTAGCGACCATTTCAATTCCTCGGTTACGCCGCTTTCTGCGGCTCGGTTACAGTGATCTGATCGATCACTTCCACTTTTAGTCTAGACCTTCCCTTGAACCACTTTCAGTAAAAAGGGGAAGGGGTCGGGGACAACACACTTCGTTATGACTATAGGTCGTATATACTTTTTATCGTTTCACTCTCCAAGAGACCGTATCGAAGGCTAGCCCGCACCCGTGCTTGTTTGGCCTTCGTAATGTACTTCGACACATACCAAGCGCTACCGCTATCGGCGAGTATCACATCGGTAAAACCGTGTGACCACTGCGCTTGGATGACCCGCTTCGAAACCCGCAAATCGGTTTCATGCAGCAACATATGGTAATGGGGCCGACCTCTCAGGAAAGGAGAGGTATCGGCCCCGTCATGTGTCTCAGCTATCAAGAGATAGCGTAGTCCGGCTTTAGTCTCCTTTCGGAGACGTTTCAGAAATTTCGTTATTTCTTGGCCGTACACCTTTGCCCGTGCTGCGAATATTTTGTCGGGAGGCTGTCCCCAAAAATCCCGCTCACGCGTCGCACAGGCATGATCTATCCAGACGTGAAAGTCTGGCGATCCAGTGAACGTTACCATCCATGATCGTTTCGCCTCCTGTAACTCAACTTGGGCGCGGGAGCGCCAGTGGTAACCTATG